TACTGTTAATCCTGACCTTGGTGCTAAGAATGGTCAACCTCAGGCGGTTGCCTATGTAACGGTAGCGGATAATACTGCGCAGTATGCCACCTCCCTGGTAGTTGATGTCGGGAGTGGTGATGGTATATCCGGAGATGGAGAGATAGCAGAGAATGCTCTAGCTGGAGGAGAAATCCTTATATTCGATGCTAGTGCATCTACAGGCAGCATCAAGCGGACTATTGTATCTAATACTGCTGTAGACTCCGGCGGCGGCGAGTGCACTATTACTGTCATTGACCCTATTCCTGTAGCTCTAGTTGGGGATACTGACCATGCTGAGATTATGGCAAGCCCATATAGTTATGTGAATACTGAAAACGAGAAGCCTGTAGTAGGCGTACCTGTACTCGCATACACTGATGGGCAGTATGGCTGGGTACAGACCTGGGGACCTTCCTGGGTTTCTCCTCAGGCAGAGGTCGGTGTTGGCAGTAATAACCGCATCTGTGTGTTCAGGCATGACGGCAGTATCGATGAGCTGGACTACTCTGACAGCTACAATAGTCAGGGGCAGATTGCTGGTTATGTTATGTCTATTCCACAGGCAGGTGCAGGCTCGCAGGCTGCTCCGTTCATATTCCTGACAATCAGCAACTAAGCAACCGTAGCAAGGAGGGTAACATATGCCTGATAGAAAGTATAAGTGCCCAAACAAGAGCTGCCCAGTGAACTTCCAAATTCATACCGGCAGTACGAAGAAATGCCCAAAGTGCGGAGCTAAGCTTGTTCCTGTTAAGTCAGAGCCTGAATCTGGATAACAAATCAATCATTGAGGAGGGAGAAGGGTTTGTTCCTCTCCCTCCTTAAATGAGTAAAGGGGGTATATCATGCCTTTGGCTGTTGAGAACCTGAACAAAAACTCATCTATAGAGCAAATCCGAGAAGCCATATCTGAGACTATCAGATACCTGATGAAGAATGAGGGCAAGACTCAGAAGGAGGCTGCTGGTCAGGCGTACGGTATGGCAAGAGAGAGAACGGGGAAGGACTTAGACTTCGGGAAATAGTTAAACCGAAAAAAGGAGGTTTAGAATGACCAAGGTTGCTATATCTACCCATAGGTTTATAGGAGCATCTACCGACACTAAGGATACAGGAGTCCCTATCGGCTCCACTTGGTACGAGTATGATACAGGAAAACTCTATATTACATATGACGGAGACAACTGGGCAGTTAAAGGAGACGGCGGCAGGGCTGGAGACAATGCTTTGTTCTCTACCGCTACTGGCGCTGCTGCTATCAGTAAGACCCTAGCTCCTGGGGCTAAGTTCCGGCTGCTCAGAATTGAACTTCATCTATCAGCAGCTCCAACTACATCCGAGAACTTCACCGTTGACCTTGATGCAGGTGATGGCGGTGCATATGACGTTAACTTGCACACTGAGGACTTATCTGCCGGTAGCATAACTGATTTACTTCTGACTTTTGGCGAAGGTTATGAGTATGAGGCAGACGACGAAATCGACATAGCGTACGACAATACTGACGAAGGTACATATGGACTCAGAATAGAGTACGAGCTGATTTAGGAAGTACCATGACTACAAAGATTCTAAGAAACGGATACGGAATTAGTAGGCTAGACCCAAAAGCCTGTATAGATAAAGCCACAAACTTGAATGCTCGAAGCTCTCTTAGCGCGGTGGCAGAATCTAGAAGAAATGGAGTTCTAGCAGGCGATATTATTACCAGCGGGCTGGTGCTGCATCTTCCTCTGTGGATGCTTAAGGGTAGCTCCATCGTATCCAGAGACATAAACAGTCATACCTGCTCAGTAACGGGAGCTTTGTGGAGTCCGCAGGGAAGGTACTTTGACGGGGTAAATGACTTCGTAGGATTGCCTGCATCCGCATCACTAGATGTAGCCGGGACTGACCAGGCTTTCACCTTCGAGGTTTGGGTGTACTTTGCTGATTACAGTCCGGACACTTATAGCATCCCTTTGGGACAATCAGACCTTTTCATCGGTAGAAAGAAAGCCAACGAGAAAGGTACGTTCTCCATCTATCATGCAGCGGGTGATAGCATATATCTTGAATCGAATCAGTCTCTTTCTAATGAGCAATGGTATCATCTGACTGGGACACGGGACACAAGTGCAGACTGCCGAATCTACGTCAACGGCTCGCTGGACTGCACACCAATCAACTACGCCAAAGACCCTACCGGTGGAGAAAGGCCCAAATACCTCGGCAGTGAAGGCGGGACTGATTACCGAACAAAGGGCTATATTGGCGAGGCTAGAGTATATAGCTTAGCATTAACCCCTCAGGAAGTCCAGCATAACTACTTGGCTACCAAGTGGAGGTATCGTTAATGAAATATCGAGTAAGACTGGACTTGAGTTTTGCCAGTGAGAGTGATGCGCAGACATTGATGGCCTGTGCCAGAAGTGCTACCATGATGAGTCTGTGCCTAAGCCATGTGAAGTCATTGAGGAACTGAGGATTAAAAAGTTAAAGGAGTAGATTGTGAGGACTATCCATGCCGACCTGCTTGCAGCTCAGAATGCTGCCAGTAATACCCCCTACATACATCTAGTATTCACCAGCAAGGATGGGGGAACTACCTATGACTATTCATCCGACAAGGCTGGTCGGCGAATACTGTCCATAGACCATCAAGAGGAGCCTTACAACGAGTATGCATCTATTATCCTCAGAAACAACGACAGAACTATACCCAACCTGAAGGGCTACTGGACTGAGATAGGCTATGGCTACATCTGTGCTGGAGATACTCCTCGCTACTCCCAAACTTCCCGCCTCTGGGTGAAGCATCAGCAGGACATATCTGCTCAGGGTAAGATAGTTACTCTACTGGAGCTGGAAGGTATGTGGGCTAAGGCTCGTGAGATGCCTATCAGAATAGGTAATCCTCCATTCTACATGGACGAGAATAATACCCTATCTAACTCCACTCCCTACAGCATTATAAGTACTATTGCTGGTGAGATTGGTATGACTGTAGCTGCACTAGAAGAGGACGACGGCATCATGGGAAGTCTTAATATTCCTAATATGCTAATAAATATGCAGCCGTTTGAGTCAGCTGCTGGTGTACTTTACCGTCTTATAAGCATCACTAAATCTTATCTGCGTTCCAAGAGCGGTCTTGAGTTTGAGGTTAAATATCCTCAAGCATCTGACCCTGTGGATATTACTTACTACTCCAATCAGTCTCCTTACTTCTACGAATACATGGAGCGTAGGAATGTGCTGATTCCTAATCATGTCTACTGCTTTGCTAATGAAGGCGATGATGGTCTTTACAGTAACATCATAGTTGGGGAGGCTAGTAGTGCTGATGAGATTGCTCTCTATGATGATATTGTAAAGATAATTGTCGCAGCTAGCATCACTAATCAGGCCGATGCAGACAACCGAGCAGCAGCTGTTCTGGCTAGGGCTGAGGCAGAAGTACTGGCTGGCAGAATGTATGCGCCGCATGACTGCAGGCTAGAACTGTACGACAGAATACAAATCGATGATAGGCGATAGGAGACTATAGTGGCACTCGAGTTTATCTGCTCTGCTAATGACAGAGATGTTATCCAGCCTGGGAGTCCAGGCAGCTGGACAAGTGCCCATGATGGCGCAGGTAATCGTTTCTTGGACTGGAGCAACTATATTAGCACTCAGTACAAGGTAACTACCTTTGGTGATTATCAGCTTGTAAGGGCATGGCTGGACTTCGACCTGACAGACCTGCCATCTGGGTGGACTAGCATCTATAATGTAGTGAAGCTAAAACTATATATTGAGGACTGGTATGACTATACTCATGGCAGTACTGGAGATTTAGTAGTAGTCCAAGGAGTCCAGCATCTTCCAGTCCAAGTGAGCGACTACGGAGCACAAGTATCATATGTTACACCTGGAGGTACTTTTGATGCTGATGATTTCTCTGGCGCAGGCTGGTACTACATAACTCTTAATGATACTGGCAAAGGGTGGATTACAGCAGGTCAAACTTTCAAACTCTGCCTCAGGTCTAGAGGCGATGTCAACGACAGCCCTGTATTAGGCGACTTCATGCACAGGCCTTTTATATGGTCTAGGGATGCTGACATTAACAAGGCTGCTAGGCTAGTGTTTGAGACTGTATATCCTATAGACGGAGACTCTCTCACTAGAGTAACTGGTATTCGCCACATCTACCGTCCTGGACTATTCAGAATGCAGGTGAGTCTTGGGGATGTCAGCAACACTGTTGAGATAGCAGAGCATAAGGTAAGGAAGGAACTGGAGATACCAGAACAGCAGACACCTGAACCAAAAGTTCCGCCAGAATGGCCTGAGCCAGCTCCGCCAGCTCCGAAACCTGTACCCAAGCCTGAGCCACCCAGCTACTGGGGTGTAGGTCCTGTCAGTGAGATACCTGGCATAGGCGAGTATAGAGAAAAAGCACTACGGAGAGAACAAGAGCCTGAATATGAGCAGATTCCTGGACTGCCTCCTTCTATGCGCAGGGAGGTAGAGAAGCCTTCCTTGTGGAGTAGGATAACTCCCTGGAAGGAGGAGTCCGGAGAGACTTTTGGCAGCGAGATAGCTGAAAGGTTTGAAGTGTTAAGGAAACTGTTTGGAGGTCTGTTTGGCGGGAAGTAACATAGTTGGAGGATACATCAGTGGGACGTGAGAAGACCGGAAGACCAATAGACACTCCAATAGGCAGTGGGCTAGCTGTTACTGGGCAGGACTTTGAGCAGAGAAAAGCAGTATTCCCGCCCAGCTTCATAGACGAGTTAGTACTAAAAGGAGGTGATGAGTACGTGAAGGCAGATGACTTAAAAGTTCTCATAAGTGCTATCGTCGAGCGCTTAGAGCCTGTGCTGAGAAATATAGAAACTCATCTTGCACTAGGTAGCGACGAAGAACTAGGAAAGGAGGAATCGCAGTAATGGAGATATTTGGATGGGGAAGAAAGAACACGGCGGATGTCAACTCTAGCGGACAGTTGCTTACAGCGGCTATGTCCTTTGCTGAAGACCATGAGGCAGCGATAGATGGTGAGGCATATACTATGGACATAGATGCTGTGGGAGTAAACGGCTCAGAGCATCTCTGTGTTATCAAGAACAATCACAGCACCAAGAACCTTATCATCACCTCGATACTACTATGGGTGGCAACCTTTAAGGATACCACTTTCCTTGAGGCGAGGCTGAACGAGACCTTTACCTATGCTGCTGGCGGAACTGCCGTAGTACCTGCGAACCTGAAGTCAGGGAAGGTAGGCGGAGCACAAGGAGACTTCTATACCATAGCATCTCCTGGTACTGACATAACTACCTTTGGCGGAACAGCAGTCATAGCTGGCAGATGCATCTTCACCACTACACCTTACAAGTGGACAAAGACAAGCAACTGGATAGTGCCTCCCAATCATGTGTTCTCGCTTTTTAATGACTCCAATGATAATACTTACTATGGCTATATCTCATTCTACTATCACGAATAGGAAGTTAACTGATGTGGGCTGTTAAGTTAGTAGGTGCGCTAGAAAAGGTCGTTGAGCAGTTTGCCACACCTTTTGGCTATGCTCTGTCTGTGCTCAACTATAGGCAGAAGTATGGTATGTGGAGGTCTGTTAGCTGGTCTGGCACACAGGTGGCAAAGACTGCTATTGCTACTCCTGTCAGTGGAGGCTCTATAGAGGTAACTGACATATTCTTCATGGCTAATAAGGTATCTGGTGGAACAGTAACGATTACCTTTGAGGATGGAAGTCATACAGAGACGCTGGCAACACTTATCCTAACTAATGAAGCTGTAAGAATGAGCCATCAAGTGCAGGGCAGAATGCAAGGCTGGCGAGACGCAGCACTCTACTACACAGTAGCTGGTGCTAACTCTACGGGGGCTATAACTGTAGGCTATGTCAAGCACAGTAAGGCGCACTCGGAGGACTACAGCGTCTGGAATGGAAGGAGATAAAATATGGCAACTAGAGGAGTACCCAAGAGAGATGGCAGTGGCAGAGGCGTAAGGGCTAATAGAGGCAGAGGCGGCTGTGCTACTACTAGGAGGGTAGGCAGGGGCAGCAACAGGAGGTAATTTATGAGCAAGACAAGATTGCAAATGCGGGCTGACATTAAGACAGACATCAGGACTACAGATGAGATAACTGATGCTGAGCTGAACAGGGCTATTGAGAGGGCGGTATCTGACCTTAGCCGCTTCCTGCCTAGGGAGAAGACCTACGAGGAAAGCCTACAGTTTGATGTAGTAGACGAGTCAGTTATCATGCCTGCTGACACCAGCTTAGATGCCATCGTCGCTGACGAGGACATATCGTCCTTTGAGGCTGGCAGCACCTGTACTATTGGCGGACAGCCTGACGTACCCAGACCACTTGTAGTAACCCTGACTGATAGCGATAACTCTATAACTGGAATGACTATTGATATTGTAGGTACTGATGAAGATGACATAGCATTATCGGAGACATTCAGCTACATCAAAGGTGATAGCAAGACCATCACAGGAAAGAAGTACTTCAAGAATGTCTACTCAGTTACTGCCACGCAGATAGCCGGTGCTGGTGCGTCAGATGTACTGGATGTAGGCTATGGTGCTTATACCACTGTCTGGGTCAGAATGGCTAACAGACCTATCAAGTGGGGGAGTGAGAAGAATGTTACTGACGCAGACTCTAATACTCTCACCCGTAATACTGACTTCTACATCGACTACATAGGAGGCAAGATTAAGGCTATAAGCGGCGGAGATATAGCAGCCTCAGATACTGTAACTATCTCATACACCAGAGGGCAGTTGTGGCTGGATATATCTGACCTAGCTGACATCATTAGAGTTGACAGAGTTGAGTATCCTGTAGGCAATATACCTCAGTCTTTTGTTCAGCATGATATCTGGGGAAGCATACTGTCAATATCTGGCGGCGCAGAGCAGGAAGAGCAGAGCAGTATGGCAAAGAACAATCATGTTAGAGTATATTATTCTGCCGAGCATCAGCCTCCTACTGAGTACTCTCCTGGCTCTGTACCTGGGTTCTTGGAGAACACTGTTATTCTTGCTGCTAGCGCTTATGCTCTGTTCACTTATGCTATGAAGCAGGAGATAGCTGCTGAGACTAATCTAACTACTGCAGTTACCAGACTGACTAGTGCTAGCACCGCTCATACCAACCTGGATACGGCACTAACCAATATCAAGAAGTACCTTGACAATAACAGTGATGCAGATGCTGCCGGTATACTACAGGACATCACTGATGATATTGATAGTCTCAGAACTGCCATAGCTACCGCCGCAGATGCTGCCAACGCCTATCTGGATTCAGTAGATACTGACATCACCAATGCTGATGGTGTGAGGGCTGATTACATTGATACCACTGACTATGTTGATGGCGGCAGTGAACCTGATATTAAGACCTATTTAGAATCAGGCGATGCTCTACTAAACACTGTGGCAGTAGGTGGTGAGAGTACGGAGGTATCAGAGTCCTACCGTAGATATGCTGATACTGTTAAGTCTGCTCTGGTAGGCTCATTTGAGAATGACAGAGCTATGTACTTACAAAATGCTACCGCCAGAACCAATGCTGCTCTGGCATATGTACAGGAGGCAGCACAAAGGCTCAGTAATGTCCGTAGCTATATTGAGCAGTCTGCTGGATATGCTACCATATCTAATCTGTTTGCTAGAGAAGCAGAGGCTAGACTAAGCAAAATCAATGCTCATCTCCGAGCTGCCAGCACTTATGTCGAGGCTGCTGCTGGCTGTATGACTATGGCAGACAGGTTCAGAACTGAGGCTATAGAGCGCAGGAATGAGGCGTGGAGTATATGGCGCGATAGAACACAGTACATAGGCGACTACACTCAGAGCTCAGCAAAACAACTACCGAGATATAGCAATGCTTAATCCTCCATTCTACGATAGCATAGAGGAGTATCATATGAACTGGAAGAAGAGGTTTCCGCTATCCTTCATAAAGCATAGTAGAGACAAGGAAGGGGACTTTGGAATCAGAGTGCTAATACACATACCTATAGGACTACTGATAGGTCTGACCTTCCCGTTGAGCATACCTCTGGTCAAGTTATTTATCAGGTATGAAGAGAACGAGGACATACATACTAAAGACCAGGCATGGAAAGATTACTTTGGTGCTATGGTAGGATGCAGCATAGGCATTTTGGCAGTTGTGGCGTCCGTGCTATGTGCGGTATTATAGCCTGTCCATAGGACAGGGCTCCTCCGCTTGCGGAGGGTGGGAATTAGTTGCCAACCTACCCTCCGCTCACTTATAAGTCCAGTAATACTCTGTAACCCACCTACCTGAATACTCTGGGGGCGCTGCATCTTCTATACTATCCTTCACAGTTGTCTTCCATCTACGATACTCTGGCGATTCCTGCCAGTATACCCTTTCTCTAACTTCCATACGGGATAATGGTAATGGTTCACTATGCCCATACTGGGGCTGATTTGTCATTGTAGGGCTTATGGCGGGCACGGAATCTGGTGATTTGGGTGCATCATGCTGATTATACACTATCAGTAATAGGCAGGCTATGATGATGGTAAGTAGTATCTTCATCACTCTACCAGTCAACCTCATAGTGGTTGTCTGCGATATCTGCGTCTGGTACTATCCACTCTCCACAGAATCCTAAGGTATAACCACCTTTTTGTTCTGGGCATATTCCAAGGAATTCGCACGCCTCTCTCAATCTATTATAATCGCCGTAGCTAACACGAATCTTCTTAGGATATGTGGTAGGCGGTAGCTGCTTCATAGCTTCCTCTAGGATTTCTAGTGTTAGTTCATCTCCTTTGTTGCTCATGCCCTATTCCCACCTTATAGTCTTCTTTACTTCAAACGGAATCCTGAATCCCGGTATCATCTCTAGCTCTTCTTTGGGCAGCTCTATATCTCCATCGAATGTAATTGAGTCATGTACTGTTATAGCCATGATGGGAGGACCTAGACCTTTCCTAGCACACATGATAAGTGCCCTCTTGATAACCTCTCCGTCACTGCCAAGGATAGGATAGTTCACAGCCTTCCTCTCCATCGCATCCCTGTTCAACTTACCCCATCTGTTGAACTCTTCTGGTATCCTTATCCTCCTACCAAACAGCGTAGGTTCTGACCAGCCGGTACGGACACCTTCTATCTGTACCGACTTGACCCAGTCTGCTACTCCCTTATATGTTCTGAACCAATCATCCAGCAGCTTACTACATATCCTTATGTCTTTTATCTTTGCCTCATCTCTAATGGTCTTGGCGGTAGCGCCGTATGCTACTGCAAAGTTTAGTGTCTTTGCCAGTTTCCTTGGTACTCCCATCTTGTCGGCAGTATGTTGATGAATATCAGCCTTCCTTGGGTCGGGGTCTCTAAGGACTCTGAGCATATCCCTATCCTGTGTTCTTTCAGCTAGCAGGTACAAGTGCTCACGACTATAGTCTCCAGTAGTCCACACTCCATTATCTGGCATGAACATACGCCTTGCCTCAAGAGGTATATTCTGGATATTCCTATTCCTGCTGTTTATCCTGCCAACTACTGTATCCAGATAATACTCTGTGTAGAAGTGGTCTTGGTCTTTGAGCGGCTCTAGATATGTATTGAGGAACTTCGACTTCTTCCTATATCCAAGTATGGCAGCTGCCAGCGGGTCATCCAGAAACTCTAAGTCTGCCTCTCTAGTGGACAGCTGCTTCTTGCTTCTGGTCATTGGTAGAAAGTTACCTCTCTTACCTAATATATATCCTACCTGCTGGGCGGAGCCCGGCTTCTCTATTCCTCCTGCCTGCACCTGCCTACGGTAGAACTCCACTTCATCCTCATATCTGCATTGTAAGTCTGCTCTCGCCTGCTGGTCAATAGCCAGTCCTCTCAGGCTAAGGTCTATCAGTATGGGTATGACTGCCATCTCTACCTGAAAGTACTCGGCATACTGACTCTGTATCTGTGGAAGGTAGCTGAGGTACAGCTCATATGTGGCTCTGGCATCTCTCTGGCACTTGCTAGCCAACTCCATAGGGTCAACATCTAGCATGGTCTTGCCAGACCCCAGCATATCTCTGGCAGAAGTAACACTATATCCCAGATTTAGTTCATTGGCAGCAGAAGTAACACTATATCCCAGATTTAGTTCATTGGCAGCTAGAGTTGGTAGATCTGTCTCTGTCCTGCCCAGAAGCCTAGCTGCTACATTAGTATCCCAGATATTACTTCTATCAAGTCCCTTAAGGTGCGGTATCATAGGCAGCACACCCATATCGAATAGTATGTTGTGCGCTATCTTGCAGACTTGGGGATTGAACAGTATAGGCTTCAGCAGCTCTAACTCTCTCGGAGGCTCAGGGTAAACTTGAAAGTAAAATGCCTCATCTGGTGAGAATGCAATAGCAAATCCTAAAGGCATCCGTTCCTTGATGCTTACCGTCTCTACATCTACTGCTACAGCAGCAGGCGGATGGTTGATAAAGTACTGGAACCTTTCTTTAGCTTCGCCACTTCCGTAGTAAAATACACTCATAGCTTGCCTGCTCCTACTGGCTTCTGCATTATGACTACGTCTTCCACGTCCACTACCTTATCCCCTCTTGCTCTCATAAATGATGTGTACGCTGCTCCCGGAGGCTTCCACTTAAACCAGTCCTTCTGTTCAAATCCTATCTCAAGGCAATCATCTCTCGCTTGACCACTGAAGTCTACTTCCTTACCCTGCTCGATATGGTTCTTGATTATAATGGTAAGAGTACCTCCATCTGGCAGGGAGTCATAACATTTCTTATATACTTTTGACATCTCCTGCCTATATATGAAGTCATTGAGATTACCTATGTTCATAGGGTCTTTAGAGTAGAATAGCAGACCTTCTCCGAGCATCTCAGCAGACAACTTATCCAGACTCTTCTTCTTCAGTATATTGCCATAAGGGGGAGAGAATATGATATGGTCTACTGGTACAGGCATAACCAGTCTACAATCAGATGGAATAAACACTATATGGTTAGATGCTCCTGGTGCTATCTCATCCATACACTGGATACCTTGCTGGATAATCCGCTGGTACTCTTTCTCTATCTCCATACACATTACTCTTCTACCCACTAGGGCTGCCACTAGTATGCTACCAGTACCGGACATCGGGTCTAATATAAGTTGCTCTGGTTCAGACACATACTCCACACAAGCCTGTAGCATATACAGGTTGGCTTTTGCTGGATGGTCTGAGAGGTTAAGAAACGGGAATAGTCTTTTTCTATAATCAGCATCCGGCGGGAACTTGTACCATCCTTCATCTGTAATATCATATCCTGATGCGAACTCCTTAGTCATCTCTTATCCTTTCTGCCATGCTTGTATCCATGTATCATCCAGGCTATGAGCAGAGGTCTTACCATAGCTAGAAACCAGTCGGTGTGCTCCTCTGCTAGTTGCATTGGCGTCTTCTTAGGCTTAGTCATCTTGATGTTCCTCCATGAATGCTCTGATTCCTTTACACTGGTAATCGAGGTCTACGTACTCGCTATCAAACAGGACTATAGTACCTCTAGGTGCCTTAATAACCATCTGCACTTTTACCTCAGCCTTATAGCCGCTACTGTTCCAGTCTGCAAAGGTTAGCAACAAGTTCCTGCCTACATCTTCTAATTCTATCATATCTCCCTTCCTAATGCTGTTAGTATTTTTTCTGCCGTCTTCTTGCCTATGCCTTCCACTGCCGCTACCTCGCTTAGGTCAGCTGTAGCTAGGTCTAGTATATTGCAGAAGTGTTCTGCCAGCGCAGCCGACCTCTTTCCTCCTATACCTAACTTGTAAGCATTGGATAGGAACAGCAGAGACTTCAGGAATGGCTCAGCCTTCTTAATATGTATCCGAGGTACTATTACTCTCTGCAAAGTAACGTGCTCCTCTGGTGGCTTCTGCTCGTTGCGGTAGATGGCTGATAGCAGCTTGGCTGTGCCTATCCAGTTGGTAGTATAGTATGTGATAACTCCAGCCTTTGCTAGCCTGTGAGTCCATGCATACAGCAGAGAGTCGTTTATGTGAGAGAAGCCATGACCACTCTCTATGTATCCTCCTGGTTCTACCTTGTAGCAGAATAGCCTGCTGCCGAGGTCTCTGGTGCTGATACCAAGCCTGTCATGGACATCTACAGGAACAGTTGCTCCTCTCATCTTCAGCTTATCTGGACTGATAATACCTTCTACTATCTGATAGTTCTCATCTGCATTACGGTAGTAGTCGGCAATCTGGTCTTCTGCCTCATCAATATTACCTACCAGTTCTCCAGCCTGCTTCCTAGAAAACTGTAGTGTCTTGCCGTCATAACTGCTGAAATAGTAGTCAGACATATGGAGTAGATTGAGGTTAGTTACAGTAACTGGAACAGACTGTTTGAGAAGACGGACTATGTTATCAGGCTCATTACTGTCTACTAAGAGAGTCATATCTACTCCTTTGGCTTTTCTATTTCTACTGGTATCTCCTCCTCCTCATCCACATCAGGCTGGGGTGCTATGTCCCTGGCTACCATCTTGTCAAGCCTTGCATTTCTTGACTGCATATCATCTAGAGGAGTACCGGGCGGTAGTGTTCCTCTAGGCGGCTGCTTGGGCTTACGGTCAACTGTAGGAATAGGAGGAGTGCTAATAGAAGTTATGTCAGGTTCCTTCTCCACTTCAGCAAATGCTGCTCTGGCGGGGGATACCTCAGCAGATGCAGGCGCAGCCACCTCCTCAGCTAATGCTCCCGACTCTACCATTTTGGACTCCTGAGCCCTCAGCTTCTCTATCTCCTCCTTTAGCCTCTTAATCTCATCCTCCCTCTCATCAGCCTGTTTTATCTGCTCCTCAGTAGCTTCAGCAACATTACTGCCATCTTTCTCAATATCTACTGCTACTAGACTATCTGGCGGCACATACTCAATAGGAATAGCTACTCCAGGCTTGCGTGGATGAGGTACTGAAGGATACATGGGGATTATAATTCTCTCTGGGTCTTCATTCCGGCAGTGGAATAGGTAGCTAATGATATATCCTGCCAGTATGTAGTTAGCATCCCTCTTTTCCATGTCTATTGACTTGTTACCTTTGTTGATTCTCATATTACCTCCTTTATTTTAGCATTTTGCCTGCTAGGTTCTCTGTCCTAGGTATCCACTGGTACTTGACATCTATATTTTCTGTCATCTGCCATACCTGCTGAGCCAGCTTCCTTAGCCTGTCGTTGCCAATATGGTACTGGCGGCTGAGCTGCTTAACCACTACCTCATTGTCAGAACACACCAGTACTGGCGGAGGTAGCGGTCTGCGAGTTTCCTGAGACGGAGTTGCTGTCTTAAAGAACTCACCCTCACCAGACTTCTCGGCTGCGTCCGCTGACTCCCTAGTCATGTCGTACTGTCTGGAGTCTAGCTCTTTGTTCCATTTGAGAAAGTACTCATCCAATCCATAGATGATGGCTAGATACTCTGCTTCCATGCTGGTATGACCTACTGGGAGTTCCTGATAATCGCTACCACCACCATCTAGGCAGTAGGCTACACATCTAGGATTGGCATCTACAAACAGCTTAGGCATTAGTTCTGCCTCCCTCTAGAGGACGCCATCTCTCTAATCAGTTCATCTGCTAGGTCAGCTGCCCTGTCTATCAGCTTCTCCTGCGCTCTGGCTATCCTCTCCTTTAGTATCTGTATGTGTCTCCTCATCTGATTCAGCTTGACTGGAGTTACAGTTGTATCTGTATCTGCATAAGCATAAACTACCAAAGTGTACTCCTGTCCGCAGTGTCGGCAGCACTTAGTTCTGGTTGATAGTGTACCTCCCCAGCCTGATATTGCAGGGTGAGCTGGCTTACCGCAGTAGGGGCACTTGATAGCTGGCATAAAGTTTAGGTCTGGCTTAGGCATTACTACCTCCTTTCTGAATACGCGACATGAGGAGTTGAACCTCTATGTCTAAGCGTTCTGACAGAACTGGTATTTCAAGCTTACGTCTCTCAGCTTCATCAGTAAGGTTATCATATATGCTAGGTAAATAGTCCTCAAGAGTAGCACTCCATGCTTGGTCGCATTCTTGGTCAAACGCCATCATAGCACCTTCCGCAGTTGGACCTGTACAGGTAGCATAAAATACCGAGTTGCGTATTCGTCTTGCCTCAGCACGTCTTTGCAATAACCTGATAGCGTTTAGCAAGTGGGAGTCTTCCATATCACAGATTCTCAATATATTACCATCTTTAGTTTTCCATAATTTTGTCTGCTTCCTATGAGGCATTGGCTTTTACCCACCTCCTTTCTGACTTCCTATCATCATATTCTTTAAGTTGATAATGCCCTCGTAGGTAGCTGGAACTTCTAACCCGACCGCATTCAGTCCCATACCTTCTATTCCGCATTTAGTAATCTTGGCTACTACTGACTTATGCTCTACCCCCTGTACTGTCTGGGTCTTAATAGAAGTCCATACTACCAAGTCTACTAGCTTGACCGTCTCCTTGAACCCATCAAGTATGGTCTTGCCGGTCTTACCTTCTACCACATTGCCTCTGCCATCTGGTACTGTACCATACTCATCTGTAGGATAATGGATTAGTACGAGATTCTTACCAAATGACCTTGCGGTGTGTAGTAGTGCTCTCATCCTATCATTAGCAGGTCCATACTCGATAGGCTGCAGGCGTTCACGATAGTCATTCTCATCCCAGGGCTGGTTGGGCTTCTCCTTCTTGTGTTTAGCAAACTGTATTTCCTGTAGTTCTTGTAGTCTACCATTATGGCATACGTTCCAGAGGAGAGTGGAGGAATCCAGTACGATGGTCTTAACAGCTGCATCTTGGCAGGCTTCCACAAAGTCGGTTACTATGCTTTGCCATAACTCCTTCATGCCAGTAACCTTCTTGGGAATCTCTATCCTCGTGGATACGTTCTGCTGACCCATTAGTTTGTTCATCTGAATAGGTCTAGGATAGCTCTTGGATACAGTATCTGTAGTGTCCAGTCTCCATATAGCTCTCCTGTAGCCGCCTACGTCTATATCGAAGTGGCGGAGTGGCTTGGGGAAGGTCAGCGCCATAGTTGTCTTACCTGTACCTTCATCTCCACATATTGCTGTAATTCCTATAAAATCATCCACTGATGTCTCCTTATCTTTTTACTCTTGTTTGGGAATATCTATGCCTTTTGACCTGCAGATAGTCTCACAGACTAGCTTGTATCTGCACCAGCGGCATTCCCAACTATAACAGTTGACAAATGGATTGGGGGGCTCACCTGTATCTAGTGCTGTGTCTAGTACAGACTTGTGAGCAGTTATCTTCTTCCAGTTCTCTTCCAGCTCTGCCTCATCAAAGATAAAGGTATCAGCATATATAGCTGGGAATGGAGGCGAGTAGTCTCCCATGAGGTATAGTACTATTAGGTCATACTGATTAGTGTTTCTAATATAGCATCCTCCTTTCATATAATCTAGCCAGGTGGCAGGTAAGGACTCGTCGATATAGTGGTCTCTGGCTGACCTGCGAGTAGTCTTTAGCTCCACTAGGTTAGTTTCTACAAAGACCATATCAGGTCTGTAGATGATACCGTTTTGCTGATATATAGGAGTGTCAGCATTCTTGGGAGTCAGTACATCCTGTAGCCCGTAGCCCAAAGCAAACAACATTACCTCCTGCTCGGTTGGTTCTATTGTCTGCTTCTGGTCTAGGAATGCTTTGGTGCGGCAGTATACGTAACTGCTCAGGTGATTGGGTTCTCTGACTTCCTTTATCTGATACTGGTTAGCAAGGTGGTTAAGTATCCTGCGTTTTAACTCTGGGTTATCGAGCCTTTTCATTCCTGCTCCTTTCGTTTGTCCTGCGCAGAGCTACTTCCTCTTCTGTCAGCCTGCACTTCTCGATTAGTTCATCTTGGTTCATTCCTTCAAAACCAATTCTTGGTTGCTTCTCCCCTATTTTCCCACTTGACCATTCTGCCCTCTGCCATAGCTCTAGCTATCTTTTCTCTCAGTTCCATCAGTTACCTCCTTAGCCTCATCAGCCAGATTTTCTCTGGGACTGGGGAAGCTACTGGACTGATTCTGATGCAATCTCGCAGTCTTCACTAACTCCTCGCTTACCCCAGTCCCTTTGCCTGAGCCTACTTTGCAGGGGTAGCATCCTGCTGTAGCACATTCCCTCGGCTCAGGCTTCCTGCCAGCTAGTAGCGTCATTCTTTAGCTACCTTACTAACACTCCCTTAACCCTTGATGAAAGACTCAGCTTCAGCCTTTCGGGTAGCTGGCAGGCTTGCTGGCTCGGCAAGCTTCCCCTGCGTCTCCGATATTAACGGACTAGTGGGACTGACATTCCATCAGCCTGTTTCCACCACAGCCGAGGACACCAGCAAGCTATTTAGTTGTTAAAGACCCCCTTATACCTTATGGTATACTTCCTGCTCATCCTTGGTGAACTTCCCTGCCGCTACCATAGTATTGGCAAAGGAGTCAGGTGCCGATACTGGCTTGGATATAGCCTGAAGCAAGGCAGCATCTCCTCTTATCTGAGGGTCGGCAAGTGCAGCAGCATTGAACTCGGCTAAGGTCTTGCCATCTAGTAGTTCCATAGCCTTGTCCATAGGCGACATACCCTGACCTCCGGCTACGCCTATGCCCTCAATGGAGTAGATTGTCCAGCATGGTCTTTCCACGTCCTTGTCCGCTCTGCCATCATATAGCAGTGGCTTTGCCGGTCTGCCTTCCTCTCCATCGCACATAACATAGCCTATCCTTTTGCCGATACACTGCCTTATGTCCATTCTGTCTTTGGGCTTGACATAGGCAGGATTGGCAGGGTCAAGCTGCTCTGCTGTATACTGCTGGTCAGCTACATTATTGAAGCCGACTTCTTTCTGACCGGGAGGTCCTTCTGACAGGATTCCCCACATGGACTTTTTTCTGTTGGATAGAGTCATTGATATAGTGTAGATGGGGAACTGGTAAGGCTCTACTGCCTCAATTACCTCAATATCCTTGTTGTTGAGGGTTACTCTGGTGGAGTGTCTGGCTGATTCACCTTCTCCATAGGTCTGTACTTCCGTAGGCATACTGTCTAAGATACCAGTAAACCTCCGCAGTGGACCTATGTCTGAGTCAATTAAACCTCTGGTTGTTACTGCTCTTTCCTCTGTCAATTCTGTTTATCCTCCTTTTATTGTAGTAACTTGATGATGATAATTGGTACTGCGATTAGTGCTATCAGGGTTGCTACTATGATTCCTACTTCAATACTACCTCCTTTAATCGTTATAATAAATTATACCATACAGTTCACGAAGTTGTCAATATGGCAGTATCTGTTGTTCCGACTACACTATGCATCACCTCCTTCCTTCCCAGTTGGGTATAAAAAATAATGTCCTTAATATGTTAATATAATATATTTATTTTATACGACCATCTTTTCTAACAGTTTCCTTAAGTATGATAGTCCATAAGTCCATTGCAACTCAATAACGTAGAAAGGACCCAGCAAGTATCCAAGCTTTTTCATATCACCTACACTGATAACACACTCAGGATGCCTTTTAGTGGACGTACAAAATATGAGAAACTTGTCCACGCCATCTGCATTATAGCTGTCGTACTCCTTCATCTTGCTAGCAGGGATGCTTAGTAGCTTCCACGCCTTCTTCCTCCACACAATGTCAGCTAGGAAAGAGTAGCATTCAAACTCTGCCTTGATACTGAACGGAGAATTATCTAGATAGCTGACAGCATAGCCGATGTCTGTTAGCTTCTTTACTACTGTATCCTTTGCGTCTGTGTTCTTTTCAATAGTCATAGCAGTCTCCTTTTTGCTTGTGCTATTGCGGTTATGGGTAAAATAAACCTATTATGTATGCAATACATTTAGGACATAATTATTTATACATCACTGGTGCTTTCTCACTACTCTAGTTGTGCATAGTCCGAGTCGCCCCTAGCCTCTATTTCTTCTTCCTGTGCTGGGTCAGTAGGTACCTTGCGGTTAAGTATAC